GGAAAGAGCAAGAAGAATTCTTAGTCGTCAATCCTGAATTTGAAGGAACTGGATTGTATAAAACCATTGAAAATATACCACCTACGCCAGGAATTAAATGCGTAGTATGGAAATTTAATGGCAAATGGATAGCAAAATATTTTCATAAGTCGTGGACTCCAGAAATGGATTATTGGCCGGTTAACATAAACTTATTATGGGAAAGAAATCCAGACATTCCAGAATCAATTCCTTTCTTAAACGATCCATCCAAACTACCTATACAAGATTTATTTGATTTACCTTATCAAATGATATGGTATTTGGATCCACAATTTAATCCCACATCTGAAAAAGTTTGGGTAGTTAAAAGTAGGCTACCCGGAATTAAACCAGTTGGTGATAAAGATATGGGCTATATTAGTCCCAAAGTCAGAATAAAATACAATCCTGACATTCCAAAAATAGATTTTGATTTCAGATTTTTAATTCCATGGTATGATTTGAAATATGAGCATGTATGGTACTTAGACGAACGTTTTAATCCCACAGAAGATAAAATCTGGGCAATAAAATTGAAACTAATGAACGGCATGCCCAAACAGTCAAAAGACATGGGATATGTTAGTCCTACAATAATTTATAATCCTGAATTGCCAGTGCTTGACTATACAATAGAAGATCATATTCCATACTATGATTTAGTTTATGAACAAGTATGGACAGTTGACGAAAGGTTGGTTAACAGCTATGAAGAGGTATGGGCGGCAAAGATTGTGCCACATGAACCAGAGGGTGTTAAAGTAGTTGGTAACATCAAATGTAATCTTCCAGAACAATTAGATGTAGTGTTTATTAGTTATAATGAACCTAACGCCGAAGCTAACTGGCAAAAGGTATTAGAAAAAGCTCCCAATGCCAAACGAGTCAATGGTGTAAAGGGGATTGTTTCCGCTCACAAAAAAGCAGCATCAATAGTAGAAACTGATATGTTTTATGTTGTCGATGGTGATGCTGAATTAGCTGATTACTGGGATTTTAAATTTCAACCTAACTTGTTTGATCGTGATTGTGTACATGTTTGGCGTAGTATTAATCCAGTAAACGATTTAAAATACGGATACGGCGGTGTAAAATTATTTCCCACTAACTTAGTGTTAACTGCTAATCCAAACAATACAGATATGACTACTAGTTTAAGTGATAAATTTAAACTAATGCCTAAAATTAGCAATACTACCGCTTTTAACAGTGACGAGTTTAGCGCTTGGCGCAGCGCATTTAGAGAATGTGCCAAATTGTCTGGCAAAGTATTAAAACGCCAACAGGTACGTGAAACAGAAAAACGTCTAGACATTTGGTGTACCCTTGGCAAAGATAAACCTTTTGGAAAATATTCCATGGCGGGAGCAATCGCAGGTAGAAAATTCGGAGAAGAAAATCAAGGCAATGATAGAGCATTACAAAAAGTAAATGACTATGATTGGCTTAAATCAAAATTTAACGAGAATATGCTAAATAACATTGATAGTTAATCTACTATCAATTTCCCATAAAAGTTGTTTTCTTAAGCTCGTTCGTGTACACTATACACAACAGTACCTTTAAAATATCCCATGACACAAGAACAAACTAAAATTATACCAATTATTTCCGAAAACGCTAGCTCAACAATATGTGCCGTACCATGGATGCATCTTGCCTTTGAACCTAGCGGCAAAGTATTACCATGTTGTTTAACAGCATCGCATAAGGTGTTCTCAGGTGATCTTAAAACAATGACACTAGAAGAAGTATGGAATAGTGACAATCAAAAATCCATACGAAAGGACATGATTGAAGGCAAAGAGCCATCCATATGTTCTAAGTGTTTTGATCGTGAACGAGTAACAGGCGAAAGCGCAAGAACATATCATCGCAGAGATTTTCAAGATGTAATTGATGCTATTCCAGACATTACTGAGGCAGACGGCACATGTACTACCATGGATTTAAAGTACTGGGACTTTCGTTTTAGCAATCTATGTAACTTCAAGTGTCGTAGCTGCGGTCCAGCGTATAGTTCAGCATGGGTGCCAGATGCAACTAAGTTAGGTTATGCCGATCAAGAAAAAGTATGGAGTATTGGTGCGGTAGGTGAACAAACTAATTATGATTTCTTATATGACCAAATTGACAATGTGCGAAGAATCTACTTTGCTGGCGGCGAGCCATTGCTTATGCCTGAACATTGGCAAATTTTAGATATGTTAGTTGCTAAAGAACGTTTTGACGTAAAACTAAGCTACAACACTAATTGTTCGGTATTAGAGTATGGCAAGAAAAATATCGTAGACTACTGGAGTAAATGGCAGTATGGTAAACTAGAAATATGGCCAAGTATTGATGAGATTGGAGAGCGAGCAGAGCTAATACGTTCAGGCACAGTATGGCATAAGGTAGAAGCTAATCTGAAAAAACTTTCAACATTAGACAACATCATACTTCGTCCAGGACTTACAATAGGAGCATTTAATGTGTTCCGTTTGCCTGAAATGATTACTCATTTAGTTGATATCGGTGTTATCAAAAGTGATCCAAAGCGTAGAAGCCAAAATCACAATAACTTCTTTATTAATTTGTTAGAAAGTCCTATTTACTATCATGTGAGTATTTTGCCAGATGACTTTAAACACGAAATCATTCTTAAGTTGGAAAATTTCATAACAGAATTTAACGAGAAGCATGGCACTAATATCAGCAAGTTATTTGAGCATATCTTGTTTGAACTAACTAAGCCGTTTAATGTATCTGCTGCTAAACATTTTTTAAGACAAACAGCAAAATTAGATGCGTTAAGAAATGAAGATACTTTTGAAATTATACCAGAACTAAAATCAGTAAAGGTTGCGTTAAATGTGGAAAAATGATCAAAGTTTAGTAGTAACAGCCAGTAATAAAAATAATGAGTTGTTACATATTAAATTTAAGATTTTAGATACTGACATTGGCGACAGATGGTTGTCGATGATCAAACAAAATCAAGAAGCAAATCACACTATTCAAGCTAACTATAGAAAAATACTAAGTTCCGAAGAACGCAACGAAAACTTTGCTGAGTTTAGAGATAACATACTAAAAATTAATTCCATGTATGATGTTGGGTTAGATGACATTATTTCATTAGCCCACTTACATGCTAATCAAGATGTGTTAAATGATTTACACGAAGAATTTGAGATTTATGGCGACAGACTACAGGAATTATTAGATACAAAATATTTTAATAATCCTGATGATAAGCCTGAGTTAGCCAACGCAATATGGCCAGGCAAATGTCAAAACTTTGAACTACATGATAGATTCTTACGTTTAAATGAGCAGATACATAATTTTGAAGCTATCTTTAGAAACTGGGAAACTCCTGATCAAGGACTATGTACTTGTTTAGTTGATTACTTGCCAGCAGGTATACATCAGGAGCTTAAACCAGAAGATTTCTTTTTGTTTGGTTCAGATTTACAATGGGGCTGGA